CGTAATTTTAGGAGGTAATATATCATGGCAAATTCGATACAATATGCGAAAACTGTAAGTGTTCCTTCTGAAAAGATCAATACTAACGAACTAAGCGGTAGAGTAAGAGCTGCATTTGCTGAATACGAAGCATCTGCAGAACAAGACACTATCACTATGTTTACAATACCAAATGGTGCAAGATTACTATCTGGTGCTGTTAGTTATGACGCTTTAGGATCATCAACTACAATTTCTGTAGGCTATGCTGCTCACACAAAAGCAGACGGAACTGCACAAGCTGTTGATGTGGATGAATACAAAGCTGCGGCTGCGTCAACATCTGCTCAAAGTGTTGCTGTTCTTGACACAATGGCTTTAGGAAAAAACTCAGTAGTAGATGCAGATAAAGATGGATTACCAGTAACTGTAACATTAGCTGGTGCTAATGGAACTGGAACTATCCAACTTCAAATGTTCTACGTTATTGACTAATAACTAATTTTGTTTGGCGGATGAAATACTCCGCCAGGCAATAGTAAAATGCCAAGAGCAATTTCAAGAAATAAAAAAAATTACAGACCTACTAAAAAAGGTGCTGGAATGACAAAGGCTGGAGTAGCTGCTTATAGAAGAGCTAATCCAGGATCAAAATTAAAAACCGCAGTAACTGGTAAAGTTAAAAAAGGATCAAAAGCTGCGAAGAGAAGAAAATCATATTGCGCAAGATCTTTAGGACAACTGAAAAGATCTTCTGCAAAAACTAGAAATAATCCAAACTCAAGGATCAGACAAGCAAGACGAAGATGGAAATGTTAAAGTGAAATATCTTTTGATTTTATATGTATGTAGTTATGTAACAGCAGAAACCAAATGTGACAATCAAAGTATTACTGGATCATTTGATAGTTGGTCTAGCTGTATCAATCAAGGATACCAACAATCACATTTTTTATTAAACGAACTTTATAAAGAAGATTTTGAAGATGAAAAACTAGCAATTAGATTTTCATGTAGAGAACAAGGAGAACTAACATAATGGCAAGTGCAGTAGATATAGCAAATTCAGCTCTTAATCTTTTAGGAGCTTCAACAATATCAGCATTCACAGATGACAGTAAGAATGCAAGATTAGTTAATCAAAGATATGAACCAGTAAGAGATAGAGTATTTAGATCTCATGCCTGGAATTGTTTACACAAAAGAGTTCAACTTGCTCAAAATAGTACAGCACCAGTCGTAGAATATTCATTTGCTTATTCTTTACCTTCAGATTGTTTAAGAGTTTTAAAAATTCATAACGGTGCAACAGACAGTATTGTTTCTGAAATGGAATATAAAATTGAAGGAAGAAATATTGTAACAAATGAAGGAACTATATTCTTAGTTTATATTGCAAAAATAACAGATCCAAATCTATACGACACTTATTTACAAGAAAGTATTTCACATCAACTAGCAGCAGACATTGCTTACGCAATCACTAACAACGCAACACTAGCAAATAACTATATGGCTAGAGCAGATGAAAGATTAAGAGAAGCTAGATTTATTGATGCAACAGAAAACAGTTTAGGAAAAATTGAGAGTAACGAATTTACTGATGCGAGGTTATAGTGCCAAGAACAACACTAGCTTTAACATCTTTTGTATCTGGAGAATTTGGTAATAAACTTACTGGTAGGACTGATTTTGAAAAATATCAATCCGCTGCTAAAAAAATGGAGAACTTTTTAGTTCATCCTCAAGGAGCAGCTACAAGAAGAGTAGGTACTCAGTTTATTGATGAGGTTAAAGATAGTTCAAAAAAAACAAGATTAATACCTTTTGAGTTCTCAACTACTCAAACTTATATTTTAGAATTTGGTAATCAGTACATAAGATTTTTTAAAGACAAAGGACAAATACTATCTGGTGGATCTGCATATGAAATAGCTTCTCCTTATTTAGAGGCAGAGTTATTTGAAATCAAATTTGCACAATCTGCTGACGTGATGTACCTGGTCCATCCAAATCATAATGTTCGTAAGCTTAGTAGAACTGGACATACTTCTTGGTCCTTAGCAACAGTATCATTTTCTGGATCTCCATCACTACCGATTTCTGGATCTAACAACAGACCAAGTTGTGTAAGTTTTTATGAACAAAGATTAGCGTTTGCTGGAACTAATAATAATCCACAAACAATATGGTTTTCAAAAGCTGGGGATTACGAAAATTTTACAACAGGAACGAATGCTGATGATGCTATGATTTATACCATCGCATCAAATCAAGTTAATGCTATTCGATACTTAAAAGCACAAAGAACTTTAGTCGTTGGTACATCAGGTGGAGAGTTTACAGTTTCAGCGGATGGTACGGATGCAAGTATAACACCGACTAATGTAACAATTAAAAAACAAAGTTCTTATGGATCTGCTAATGTAGATGCAGTTGCTGCTGGTAATGCAATATTGTTTTTACAAAAAGCAAAAAGAAAAATTAGAGAACTAGCTTATAACTTTGATAGTGATAGTTACGTTGCACCAGATCTTACCATATTGAATGATGCAGTTACTGAAAGCGGTATTGTTCAAATGGAATGGCAACAAGAACCAGATAATATTCTTTGGTGTGTTAGAGATGATGGACAGTTAGCAGCGCTTACATATCAAAGATCAGAAGCAGTTGTTAGTTGGCACAGACATATATTAGGTGGATCTTTTGGATCTGGTAATGCTGTTGTTGAAAGTATTGCTAGTATATCAGGTGTTCTTAATGAAGATGAACTTTGGTGTATTGTAAAAAGAACGATCAATGGATCTACAAAAAGATATGTAGAATGTTTTTCTGATTTTAATTTTGATGAAACAGATGCAACAGATTTTAAATTTTTAGATAGTCATTTGACTTATAGTGGCTCCGCTACAACATCATTGAGTGGTCTTTCTCATTTAGAAGGCCAGACTGTATCTATCCTAGCGGATGGATCTGTCCATGCAAACAAAACTGTAAGCTCAGGCTCAATAACTTTAGATCGATCAGTTACAAAAGCAGTTGTTGGTTTATCTTACGATAGTGTTTTACAAACTATGAGAATAGAAGGTGGAGCTGCCGAAGGAACCTCTCAAGGTAAAACAAAAAGAATTAGTAAAGTTGTTTTAAGATTATTTGAAACCGTTGGTGTAAAGGTTGGTCCAAGTTTATCTAACTTAGAGACTATACCTTTTAGAACTACATCAAGTAATTTATCTGCTCCAGTAGAAACACTTTTAGAAGGTGACAAGGAAATAGAATTTAATGATGATTTTAATAGTGATGGATTTATTTTTATAAAACAAGATCAACCGCTACCAGCTAGTATTCTTGCTATATATCCAACACTAGTTACAAACGATGGCTAAATTTACTGTGGTTCCATATCAAATGGAGCATGGAGATGAAATTATTGAGTTTGGTATGAATAGTAAACTCATGGAAATAGACGCTAGTTATACGAACAATAGACTAGATATGGCTATTCCAGGTTTATCATTTACCTTATTCTTAGATGAAACACCGATTGTATCAGGTGGCATAGTTCCAATGTGGGAAGGTGTTGCTGAAGGTTGGGTATTATCTTCAAAACATATTTACGATTACAAAATTAAAGCTGCATCGCTAATCAGGAAAAGACTGGATTATCTATGCACAAATAACAAAATTATAAGATTACAAACTGCAGTCAAAGAAGAGTTCCTAACTGGTGTTAGATTTGCTGAATGGCTCGGTTTACAAAAAGAAGGTCTAATGAAATTTTATGGATTAGATCAAACTAACTATTGGAGAATGGCTAAATACTATGAGCGCATTAGGTAACATCGCTGCAGCACAATCTGCAAAAAGCATTTCAGCATACAATGCTAAAGTCACAAGAATGGAGAGAGACTTTATCGAAGCTAAAGCAGAAGTTAATAAAAAGTTTTATAATAATGTCACAAAGCCATTACTTTTAAAAAATCAAGAAAAAGCTAGAGATAATTTATTCGTTAATGTTTTAAGAAGTGGAGTTGAGTTTAGAGAAGGCACAACTCCTTACGATGTGATGTTAGAAAATAATGTTAATTCAGCATTCAATGTTGTCATTGCTGATTATAATGATGAGATGGATTATAACGATCAACTTAATCAATCCGTATTGTTAGAAGCAAAAGCTCAAGGACAAGAGTTTTCTGGAAAGATGACTGCAAGAGCGCAAAAGTTTGCAGCTGTTGGATCTCTATTAAGTGATGCTAATAAATTAGGATTTGAATTATAATGGCAATTTTAAAAGTACAACAAGTTCAAGGACAAGTTAATACTGGTAATGTTCCAAGAACATCCGCTTTAGCAATACCTTTATCACTTGCTAATCAACAAGCTCAAGGCTTCAAAGCATTTTCAGACGGTCTGACAAATCTTTATGCTGCACAAAAAAAAGAAGAAGATCTTAACGAAGCTCAATCTATTACAGACAGTTTATCAATAGATTTAGTTAAGAAGTACAACAAGCATAAAAGAGGAAGTAATTTAGAATTAGCCTTAGAAGGTTTTAATGAAGATGTTAATTACGAAAAAAATTTTAAAGATTTAGGTTCTAACAAAAGAGTTAAAAAAGCAGTTAGAAAATATGTTAATGACTTCCAAAGAAAATACTCTTTAGATCTTTTAGGCAAGGTTACTGAAAATCACCAGGCAGTTACTAAAGCTAGAAAAAATAAAAAATTAAATCAGTTAGTATTGGATAGAGTTGCTGGTGGTAAAAATGGTTTATTAGCTGATAGAGAATATAAAAGCTTTTGGACAGATCCTTTAAATTTAGAATATTATGGTGCTGAAGGATTAGAAAAATTAAAACAAGAAAAAGATTTAGAATTTATTGAATTATCATACATTGAAGGTGGTAACAGAGGAGATGTTAATCTTTTAAATGATAAGCAAAGAAAAGAAATAATAGACGCTTTACCTATTCAAAGCCAAAAGGCAGTTATTAATAAAATTAGAAATGGCGATATATCAAGACAGATTAAATCTGAAGAAGATATAATCTTTGCTGAAAAGAAGGATAAACAATTTAAAATCGAAACATTTACAACAGCATTACTTGCAATCAATGATGCTAGATTAAATGCTACAGATGAGAATATATCAAGAAATCCAACATTAGATGATCTTTATGATTTAAGACAGAGTGGAGCTATTAACTCTTCACAGTATGATCAATTACTTAGATTTAAGGCTGATGATAAGACATTGGATGATCCAGCGATTTTACAAATTGTAAATGCTTCGTTTGCATTAGCTGATAGTGTTGAACAATTAGACAGCCTTCAAGAAGATGTAAATCTTAATAAAGATATTATGCAAGGCTTAACTCCTAAAAGTATTATTAAATATAATAAGTTAGCTGAAAAATATAAAACCGATACTACTTTTGGAACTGAAGATAAAAAGTTTAGAGAACTATTAGAAATTGGATCAGATAGAATTAGCAAAGGTAAATCATTTTTTAAAAGTTCTAGTGGACCAAAAGATAACAGTCATTTGATTAGAGCGGAAGCTAGATTGAATGAATATGATGATTTAACTTTAAATAAAAACTTCACTCCAGAACAAGCTTACGCAGAGGTTATTAAAAAATTTAGTAAAAAAGAATTGCCTGAACTTCATGATTTAGAGCAACCTAAATCTGTTTCGATAAATAATTTCAAAGAAAAACTAAATGCAACACCTAAAGATACCTTTAATGAAATTAGAAAAGAAATAGCAATAGCTTATGGAAAGTCTAAAGACCTAGAAACTTATAAAGATGATCTTCGTAAGATTGATTTAATTGAAGATACTTACGACACAAGATTAATCATCAATGATGGTGATGTTAAAAAAGCTTTAGGTAAAGAGTTTACAATTAAAAATAAAAAATAATGCAAGAATTTAATACTTACGATTTATATCTAAACCAAGTTAAACAAGACGATGTTTACAATAGTAAAGAATATAAATTACTTAAAGAAAACAATATTGATACAGCAGAAATTGAAGGCATCGATCCAGATCCTAATGCTGGAGAAATAGTATTTAATAAAGATCAAAAATTATCTGATGAAGAAAATAAAATATTTTTAAAAGATGTTGCTGACTTTATGTTGGATATACCAAGAGATACTTTTATTAGTGCGCTTAGAGGCGGAACTAATGGGATGCAATTTGTAAATAATTTTGCTGGTGCGATTGGTCTAACAGAAGAATTGTTTGGTCCAGATGCTACAGATCAACTTAATCAAAAGTTTGAAAAAATAAAATCCGATTTAGATAACGCACAACAAGATAGTCCACTTGTAACTAAGATGATTGGAGCTTTAGGACAAGATGCTATGTACACATATCCAATTTATAAAAAGCTTGAGAAGGCTGGATTACCTAAGATGTGGAGAATGCCATTGTCTTTTGCTTTGGGTGGTGCATTAGCATTTGATAAAAAAGAAAGCTTCTTTGTTGATAGTAATTCAATGAAAAACCTAAAGTCTTTTATAGGTGTTGCTGAAGATACTCCAATAGAGGAAATGTACGATAAAGCTGTCCAGGCGATAGAGTTTGGTGCATTCGGTAAGATCTTTGATGATGTTTTGGGTTTAGCTAAAAATTACAAAACAATGAATAAAGATAGAATTAAACAAGCTGATATTGCTGTTGGTGGAGCAGCTGGATCTGCAGCTGTTGTAGAACAATTTACAGAAGATTCTGATCAAGCTAGTGACGAGATAGCACCATTAGAATTTAATAATGATGATGATCAAAGCAGTATTCCAGGCACAGTAAATGAATATGGTTTTGAAAAGACTGCTGGGTTAGGTCCAACAGTTGTAAAAAAAATGTTAGGAACGAAGGCTGGTGAGGTCCTTCCTTCTTTAAAAAAGTTAACAGCTGAAGGTTTTGAAAAAAAAACTTTAAGTAATTTTAATAGATTAGCTGATGAAGGAAAGCTTGGTAAAGATTGGTATAATAAAAGTGGACAAAATATTTTAAATTATGTCAGAGGCGATAAACAAGCAGCTGATCAATTTGCTCAATTGTTAGCAATTTATTCACCACAAAAACCAGTTGCAACAAATACACAGTTTGCAATTAAGGCTTGGAATAAGTTTCAATCAGGCGATAAAATTTGGGATGGTGAAATATTAGAGAGATCAACAATTCCTCAAGATTTAAATATTACTCAAAAAGCAAAATTTAAAAGAGATTTGATTGGTAAGTATGGCGGAGGCAAAAGAGTTAAAGGACAAAAATCTACAGGATTAGAAGTTGTAGAACTTGATGATAGTGGAAATGTTATGGTTGTCCGTCATGGTGAATATGAAAACATAGCTGAGAAAACAAAAGATTTAAAAGCTCATTTATTGTTAAACGAAAACATTCCTTGGAACGGAAGAAAGACAAATAATTTTTATAACAATATAATGAAGGAAATTAATCCAGAATTAAAACAAGGTGCAACAATTGATTTATGGATGAACCGAGCTGGTGGTTTTGTAAGTCAAGAATTAAGTGATGGTATAAAATATTCTTACTTAGAAGATATAACAAACGAAGTTGCTAAACAAAAAAATTGGGATATTGATCAAGCTCAAGCTGCAATATGGGTTGCTACAAAAGGAAGATTTGATAGCACAAAACAAATTTTTGCAGATGCTGCATTAGATCAAGGTGTTGGTGTTAGAAGTGGTGGATCTATCATACCAGTTAAAGGTAAAGAAAAAGAATTTGCTGATCTAAGATTTAATACAGCAATGGATTATGAGTTAACTTCTAAAGATACAAGTAAGGCTGCATTTGATTTTGCAGATGCACTAGAAGATAACTTAGCATTTGTATCTTGGGAAACAGTACCAGGTAGTTATTCAAAACATTTAAATCAATTAGGAAGTGCTACACCTAATATTAAATCCGAGTACCAATTAAAAGTTTCACAATTATTAAATGATGAAGATGGATCAGATATTATTGCTAAAAAATTAAACTTACTTTCTCCAGGACATTTTGAGGCTCCAGGTTACTATCAAGGTGTAACAAATCCTTCTGGACAAACTAAGATTGCAACAACCAGAGTAAAAGGTGCTGGTAAAGATGTAACTCAAATGGATGCTCCAAGTGAGAAATTACTAGAATTATATTCAGCAGTAAGAGGTGTTGTTTTACAACAAGATGCCATTGGTTATCATAGATTTATAAAAGCAGGATCACAAAAGAATGCTAACTCTGTAGCAATACAAACAGGAAATAAATTTTCAGCAGATCAAATTAAAAAATTAGGTGCTGCTTTAGATCAAGAATTTGGTGATGGACATGCGCTCATTGCTAAAGAAAAAGGTGCGGTTGTAATCAATGTTGGCGACTTGGATAACATCGAGTTTCAAAAAAGACTCAAAAACCTAGTCGAATTAAATGTTGATGGCGACTCCGCATTGATATATTACAAAAACGGAAACTTAATAACTAAAGATAAAACTGACTATGGGAAAAATTATAGCGGAATACTTGGACAAACTGGACGAGCCGATATTCGACAGCTCATACGAGATTTACTCTCCAAAAAGAAAAATCTCGACAAAGAGTTCGCAGACAAATACGGATACGACTACGATGAACGAGCCTTCTCAGACTTCGACAAACTCTTCAGAGACTAAAGAGTAATTTCATCCTAGACAATACTAGGAACAATACTATTTCAAATCTAACAGAAAATTAGTAAATATTAAGTATCCTCAAATATTTCTAAAAAATTTTCATAAAAATTCAAAAAGGTAAAAATGAATGGTTAATCCAACAACTATAGGTAAAGAATTTACAAAAGAATTACTACCTAAAGCTCAAAAATTTATAGATGAAAAAGTTAAAGGACCAAAATTAAAAAAGAAAAAGGAACCTGAAACAGAAGCAGATAGCATTAGAAATAAAGAGCTTAGTGTAGAGCAAAGCTTAAAAGAGAAGAATTTAAAAACACCGCCTAAAGTATCAGTTGATAAAGCGGAGAAGATGCTCTTTACAAAAGAGAATAAGATTAAACCTAATAAGTTAATAGATTTTAATATTAATAAGTTTGAGACTAAAGATGATATTTTAAAGTTTATTGATGAAGTATCTGTACAATTTAAAACTTCTATTGATAAACAAAAAAGAGGTGTTCAAACTAATGAAGCCACAAGAGAGATGGCTCAATTACTCCAGGTTAATTCTAAAGATTTAAAAGAAAGTTTATTAAAGATAAAGCCTGGTCAGACATTAAACGCTGAAACTATCTTAGCTGCTAGAGAATTATTATTAGCTGCAATGAATAAGATGGATGAGTTAGCTGTTGCTGCAAAAAATGGAACTCCAGAAGATTTATTAAAATTCAGACAGCACATGGCTCTAACTTCTGAGCTACAAAAAATTATCAAAGGTGTTCAAACCGAAACTGGAAGAGCATTACAACAATTTAAAATACCAGTTAGAGATAAAGCTTTTACTGCTCGTAATTTAGACGATCTTAATAGAGATCAATTAATCATGGATCTTGGAGGAGACGAGGCTATTAGAAATTTAGCTAAGACTTATCTTAAAACAGATACAGCAAAGGCAAGAGCAACACTTACAGATAAAGCTGGATTAATTACTAAATCTCAAGAAGCTTTAGCAGAAATATTTATAAATGCGATTTTATCAAATCCGATGACGCATATTAGAAATACTGCTGGGAACTGGATTACTCAAGGTATTATGCAGCAAGAGAGAAAGATAGCTGGAAGATTTTTTAGCGATATGTCTCAAACTGGAGGTGTTTCAGAATTTGAAGATATTGCAAAAGCTTTTGGTAGATCTCAAGCCGCAGCTGAAATGTGGGGTGCGGTAGGTAGAGTTTTTGAAATGCCTAGCATTGGCTTTAAAGGAATACCAACTAGCCTTCCAAATGTTAAACCTCAATTTAGTGGATCTAAAGTAGAGATAAGACCTGGTAAGGCAACTGCGGAACATCTTGGAATGAAGGATGGTAAACTTGCAGATATAACTGATGCAGTTGGAAGTATCCTAACACTAGGCAGAATACCTACTAAACTATTATCCGTTTCAGATAATTACTTTAAAAATTTAGAATATAGATCAGAGATCTATGCTTTAGCTTATAGAGAAACTATAGAGTTAGTTCAAAGTGGCGCTGTATCAAAAGCTAATGCTGCAGAGTATTTAGCTAACAGAGTTGTTAATCCTCCTGAAGCTCATGTTAAAAGAGCAATGGAAGTTACTTTAGAAAGTACGTTTCAAACTAAACTTGGTACTAGAGGTGATGTTTTAGATTATGGAAAAGGTTTACAAAAATTAAAATCTGGATCAGGCTGGTTTACTTTTATCTCGAACTATTATTTACCATTTATTCAAACACCAGCAAACGTAGTTGGAATGACTGTGGAGAGAACTCCTGGTCTTAACTTATTATTAACAAGATATAAAAATGACATTACAGGAAAAAATGGTTTAGCTGCTCAACAACTTGCTAAATCTAAAATGGCTACTGGTAGTTTATTCTATCTAACAGTCATGGGTATGACATTTTCTAAACCTTTTGGAATTAGTGGTACTGGTACATCTCCAGAAATCGGAGTTAATTTTAAAAATAAATATAATAAATCCGATATGAAAAAGTTACTTGGTGTTCAATCAGGTACAATAAATATTCCATACGGAGATGAAACATTACAAATAAATCTAACTGGTAATGATCCTATTGCGATGGCTTTTAGACAAGCTGCAGACTTAGCATCGATTGCTCAGTATGGATTTAAAGACAATGACCAAGCTAAAGACTATTTAAATATGGTCCTAGCATTAACTTTATCTGTTGGAGAAAATATTGGATCTTCAACATTTATGGCTGGTGTTGGAAAAGCTGTAAATGATTATCAAAATTATAAACAACAAGGATTTACTAAAGGTTTAGAAAAACAAGCTAAATCAATGGTTAGTGCTTTTGTACCAACTGGTATTAGACAAGGAATGAAACTTGTTAATGAAGATAACAATAAAATCGCAATTACGATTAATGAATATATTAAAAAGAATTTATACGATGCTTCACTACCAAAAGATTATGATTTACTTGGAGATGAAATAGAACGGTTTGGATTAATATCTTTTAGAAAAGAAGATCCTATTAGAAATGAAATTTTAAAAACTGGTGTAGAGATAAGCAAATTACCAAAATCATTTTCTTATAAAGATAAAGAAACAAGTTTATCAACAAGCATTGAATACAATTCAGAAGAATTATCTTTTATGAAAAAGAGATCTGGCGAATATGCTAAAGAGTATTTAACAGCAATAATTAATAGTGAAGAATATAACTCTGAAGATTTAGATAACTTTGCAAAACAACATTATATAAAGAAAGCTTTTACTGCAGCCAGAAGCGCAGCCAAAGATGACTTGCTATTTAATTCTGATGAAAATTCAAATGATTACGAAGAGTATCCAGAATTTGTAGGAGGTATAGAAGAATTAGATTTTGAAATAGCTGGAAAAGGTGCTTACGAAAATTCACTAGCATTAAGAGAAAGAATACGAAGTGAAGCTAGATCTAATTTATTAAACGAAATTAAAACTAAAAATCAAGGACAACCATTAGCAAAACCAGAAGATGAGTATTTTCAAGATTTACAAACAGTAGAGGAATAATAAAAAATGACAATTTCAACAACCATAATTAAAAGCAGTTATTCAGGAAATGGCTCTACAACAGCCTTTACCTATAACTTTAAAATAACTGACGAAGATGACATCCAGGTAATTATTAGATCTGCTAATGGTACTGAAACAGTAAAAACTTTAACAACACATTATACAGTTGCTGGAGTTGGTGGAAATTCTGGAACTGTAACTTTTACATCTGGTAATATTCCAGCATCTGGTGAAACTGTTGTATTAAGAAGATCAACACCGCAAACACAAGCAATGGATCTAATTGATAATGATCCAATGAGTGCAGATACTATTGAGACTGCACATGATAAAGTAACTTCTATTTCTCAAGAACTACAAGAACAAGTTGATCGATCTATAAAATTATCAAGAACGAATACAATGACATCGACTGAATTTACAGTTGATGCAACGAACAGAGCAAATAAAATTTTAGCTTTTGATAGCTCTGGAGAAATTTCTGTAACTCAAGAACTTGGAACATTTGTTGGAAACTGGTCTGCTTCTACAAGTTACAATGCTAGAGATTTAGTTAAAGATACATCTACTAATAATATTTTTATTTGTACGACTTCTCATACAT